ACAACTGTTGACTTAGCTGTAGCAGCAGAAGGTAATAATTTATCTTTCTATAACAACTCTGAACGCATGAGAATAGATACCTCAGGCAACGTTGGTATCGGAACGACTTCAGCAGGTGCTAGATTACAAATAAATGGTTCAACAGCAGACACTTCTGCTTATGCTTTAATTACTAGAAACTCTGGAGGAACTTCATTATTTAGTGTTAGAAATGATGGTCGAGTTGATATTCCCGCAGGTAATGTAAATGTTACTGGTGATATTACTTTAACAGGTAACGTATTCACAGACGAAGGTTTTTATGGTGATAGAGTATGGAACGAAGATAATGGTAATTTAAGATTTGCTACTAATAATACTGAACGTATGAGAATAGACAGTTCAGGTAACTTGATGGTTGGTAAGACCTCTATAGGTTCTCAGAATCATGGTGGTGAAATTAGAGCAACAGGACAAGTCGTTTCGGTAGTAGATGGTAATTGGGCTGGTCTGTTCAATCGTGAAACTAGCGATGGTGAGCTTATAAGACTTAAAAAAGACGATGTGACAGTCGGTGTTATAGGAACACAAAACTGGGGCATAGGAACTAGTTCGCCAAGTTCACCGCTTCATGTTAAATATACAAGTAATGGCGATTGTGTAATTTTAGAAGGAACTGAGTCAGGACCAAGTGCTTCACCTGATTTAGTTCTTTACAGAAATAGTAGCTCACCAGCAGATGGTGACCAAATAGGTAACATATTTTTTAGAGGTAAAGATGATGGTGGTAATGATGCTAATTATGCTTTAATTTTAGGTGCAATTAAAGATGCTTCTGATGGTACTGAAGATGGTAATTTGTTTTTTAGAACAGTTTCAGCAGGTTCTTTAGCAAACAGACTTTCTATTGTCAGTGATTTAGTAGGTATCGGAACTGATGACCCTATTTATGATTTACAAGTTGGTTCATACGGTACTGATTCTGATTCTACTTTAGCTTTAGCTTCTACTACTTCAGGTACAGGTTCTATTAGATTTGGAGATGGAACATCAGGTTTTGAAGCCAACGCAGGTAAAATTAATTATGACCACAGTAGTAACTCAATGCAGTTCTTTACTAATGGTGGTGTTGAAAGAGCCAGAATAGACAGTTCAGGTAACTTGTTGGTTGGTAAGACAAGTTCAACTTTTAGTGCTACAGGCACACAACTAGCTTCTGATGGTTCTATTGTAGCTACTAGAAGTGGTAATCCTGTTCTTACTTTAGGTAGACTTGCTTCAAATGGTGAAATACAAAGATTTTTCCAAGCTAGTACACAAGTCGGTAATATCTCAGTCACAGGTTCAGCCACAACTTACAACACTTCATCTGATGCTAGACTAAAAGACATCACAGGTTCTGCCAGAGGTTTAGAAGTTATCAACGAACTCAACCCAGTTGCTTACGACTGGAAAGCAGATGGCAAGTCTGATGAAGGCTTGATAGCTCAAGAGGTTAAAGAGCTAGTACCTAACGCAGTGTCAGAAACCGAAGAAGGTTATTACCAAATGGATTACTCTAAGTTGGTCACACCATTAATTAAAGCTGTGCAAGAACTGACAGCTAAAGTTGAAAACTTAGAAGCACAATTAGCCAATAAATAAGCACAGATTAACTTAATTGGTGTATAATTTTTTTATTATGGCTATTTCTTATACATGGAACTGCAAACAACACGATGCTCACACTACACATGGTGGCAAAAGCAAAGTGATCTACAACGTGCATTGGCGCTTACAAGCAACTGATTCTGACAAAGATAGTGAAGGCAACCCATATACTGCTGAAGTTTATGGCTCACAATCTTTAGATTGTTCTGACCTGTCATCTTTCACAGCTTATGATTCACTAGCTGAATCTAATTTACAAGCTTGGGTTGAAGCTGCTATGGGTGCTGACGAGGTGGCAAACCTTAAAACTAATTTAGATGCACAGATCGCTGAACTTAAAGCACCAACAAGCTTCAGTGGAGTTATTGGCGAATAAATAATTTGTTATGAACTTTGGATTGGCTGCTTTTGCTGAACTGCCAATGGCTACTGACGAGGGCAGAATCCAGTCACAACAAAATTTAATCAAACAAGCAGCCCTCACTACCCTTACTGGTTTATCTACCACTGGCAGCAATATCTATGCTTCTAGGGTACACAATCTCGAAACAATCAAACTGCCAGCTTTATTGCTTTATACAGTCGATGAAGAATCTGAGCCTATTGTAATGAATCCAGCACGCAGTGTTGAAAAGACCTTGACACTACATCTTGAGGGTTACGTCAAACAAAACACAAACTACGATGACAAGGTAGACGAGATTTCAAAAGAGGTAGAAGAAGCTCTTTTTAGCAATAGATTGTTAAATGGGTTGGTTTTAGATAGCTTTTTAACTAATACTGAAATAGAATATGAATCAGAAGGTGATAATCCGCTTGCTAGGGTTGTAATGGACTTTGAGGTTGTTTATCATCATAAAGAAGGAATTTTATAATTATGGCAACATACAAAGGTTCAGACGGAGTGGTCACTATAGGTGGCACAGCAGTTGGTGAAATTAGGTCTTTTTCTGTAGAAGAAGCAGCCGATACTATCGAAGATACAGCTATGGGTGATACATCCAGATCATATAAATCTTCATTGAAATCATTTACAGCGTCTATTGATGCTTTATTTGACAACGATGATGGTGGACAAGATGCACTTTTAATTGGTGCTGAAGTTGCTTGTATCTTTAGATCGCAGGGTACTGGTTCTACTAATATGGAAAGGTCTGGTACTGGTATTGTTACAAGTGTTAGTGTAAGTCAATCTTTTGATAGCTTAGTCGAAACAAGCTTTAGCTTGCAAGGCACTGGTGCATTATCAATAGCTGACCAATCTTAATACATGAAAGCAATAGAACGTGCTAAAGCGCATTTCAATTCGTTAGAAGTAAAGAAAATCGTTGTGCCTGAATGGGGTGATGACGATGCACCGCTTGAGATTTATGCCAAACCTTTAACCCTACAAGAAACTTCTAAACTTTATCGCATGGCACAAGAGGACGACATGGCTATGTTAGCTTATGTCTTAATCTACAAAGCCCTAGACAACAATGGCGATCAAATCTTTTCTTTAGAGGACAAACACACACTGCTAAATAAAGTAGATCGTAATGTCCTTATCAAAGTCTCGAACGAAATCATGGCTGAGAAGCCAGCAGACGAAGTAAAAAAAAGTTAGCCAAAGATCACAATCTCTATAATCAGCTCGGATTAGCAGAGCTTTTAGGTAAATCTCTACACGAGATTCAGCAAATGTCCATAGAAGAATACCAATTATGGACAGCATACTTTAGAATAAAAGCAGAAAGACATAAAAATGGCTAACCAAAGTTACAAAATCCTCATATCGGCAAAAGATAAAGCTAGTGCATCTTTTAAGTCACTAAATAAAGTGGCAGGCAAGACAGGACAAATAGTTGGTGGTCTGACTAAAGGTGTAGCGACAGCTACAGTTGCTTTGACAGCAGCCTCAGTAGCAGTAGCAGCAGTAGCTAGAAGTTCTTTTGAGTTCGCAGATGCTATCGGTAAGGTGTCAACCAGAACAGGCATAGCAACAGATACAGTACAAGCCTTTCAGATAGCAGCAGTAGAATCAGGCTCATCCGTTGAGATAGCTAACAAATCACTAGAAAAATTTACCAGATCAGTCGGTGATGCACAAAGAGGTCTCAAAACCCAAGCAGACATATTCAAAGACTTGGGTGTTTCTATACAAGATGCTAATGGCAACACGAAAACTATGGATGTCTTGCTCAGAGAAGTTTCTGACGGCATGGCAGGACTTAAATCACAATCAGAAAAAGCCACAGTAGCAGCTAACTTGTTTGGTCGTGCTGGTATACAAATTGTAGATATTTTGGACAATGGTGGTGCTGCCTTTGATGCTTATATAGATAAGGCTAAAGAATATGGTCTAGTTTTAAGTGAAGATGGTATAAGGCAATCAGAAAAATTTAACGACACCCTTGCTTTTATTAACAGGCAATTCAAAACAGCTACAGCAGCTATATCTATAGCTTTCTTACCTATCTTGCAAAATTTAGCAACAGCATTTAAAGAGCTGATTGCTGAAACTGTCTCCGCAGATGAAGGGGTTATGGAATTTGGTGAGGCTATAAGAGATAAGGTTTTAGTTATTTTTGATGGTTTTTTAAGAAGTATTGCGAATATTTTAGATAGTTTTCATGCATTTAGAATAGGTTTGGTAGGTGTAGAGGCTAACCTCATCAACACAGCAGCTAAAGCAGAAAATGCTGGCAATGCTTTAGCTTTCATGGCAGCAGCAGCCAATGGTAACGTAGCACAAATGGTCAAATTTGCTGCAAGAATAGGTACAGCTAATACCAAAATTGTAGATGCCGATGAAGCTATGCGAAAATTTGAAGAAACAAATAAATCAGGTGGTGATGCTTTAAGGGCTTTTGCAGACAACCTTAAAAAACATTTAGTCAAAGTTTTAGGCATGAGTGATGATGAGGTAAAAAATTTAGTCGATAGTTATACAGCACTTGAAAATGTTAGTGCAAATTCACTCACTAACTTACTTGATCCTTTAGATGCCTATAAAACAAGCCTGTCGGATGCACAAATTGAAATAGTTGATTTTGGTAATGCGCAAGTCAATGCCTTCAAAAAAGCTGAAGATGCTTTAGTAAGTTTTGTGCAAACTGGCAAACTAGATTTCAAAGACTTGATAGATTCATTGATAGCTGATTTAGCGAGACTAGCTATTAGACAGAGACTTATATCACCTTTATTTTCGCTTTTTAGTGACTTCACTAATGGTGACACACCAGATACAAGCAACCCTACAGGTAAGGATTTAGTGCCTATGTTTGCTGGTGGTGGGTTTACAGGCATGGGTGCTAGAGCTGGCGGTATAGATGGCAAAGGCGGTTTCCCTGCAATATTGCACCCTAATGAGACTGTGATAGATCATACGAAAGGCAACGCTAGTGGCGGTATAGTTATCAATCAATCAGTCAATTTTGCTACAGGAGTGCAAGACACAGTGAAAAATGAGGTATTGCAGCTATTACCAGATATAGCAGAAACCTCAAAAGGCGCTGTGCTTGAAGCTATGAGTAGAGGCGGTAACTTTAGAAGAGGTATGCGATGATTATAGCTATGCCTACAAACCATAACTTTGCAACAGTAAGATTCACTCTGAATAGAAATATTGCGACATCCAGATCAGCTTTTACTAATCGACAACGCACACAAGAATACGATGGTGTTTACTGGTCAGCAGAATTGACACTACCACCCATGAAGCGCAGTGATGCTGTAGAATGGATTGCTTTCTTATCACGTCTACAAGGCACGAAAAACACTTTCTTGCTTGGCGATCCATCGCACACAACAAATTCAGGTACTTACAATGGTGATTT